AACCTACAATAAAACTCATCTCTTTTTGGAGATATAACAAGTAATAAAGTAGTAACCATCACAATAAGCATTAGCCACTCGCTTCCTTAATCATATCTATTAAAAAATAAATCATACTTATTAATAAAGTTACTACGATGGTTATAGCTCCCCCCATCATTGTATTATAAAAGAACGCTTTACGTCTGCGTAATTGATCGTACACCTCACGCTTACGTTTTTCTTTTATTAAGCGTCTTTGCCTAATAAATTCTTTATACCCAGAAATGCCAAGATGATTTAAGGCCCCAACATAAAACATACTTTTTATCTCACGTTCCTGCTCTTCAATTTTTCTTTTGGCTACTAATGTATCAAAAGCTGCTGCTGTCTCTGACTTACTATATACAATTTTTTTAAAGATAGAAGGTTTAGCTTCCTCCTGTGACATCCATTCTTGCAAATCACTAATATGTCCTGCCCATTTAGACAAGGATTGATATACTGCATCAGCTTCATCCGCTGCTTTAGCAACCTTTTTTACTACTGTAAAAGCAGTATTTGCTGCTGCTAAAAGTGTGAGGGGATCCATTGCTCACTCACCATATCCTACAACTTCTACCCACGAAGTTGTGTCTTCACTCCAATTGTATTGTTTACCATCACTAGGGTATGCAATGGGAGCTTTCCAAATACAAGTATTCTCATCTAATATCCAACTTGTAAAAGGTTTAGACTCAATAAAAGCATCTCTACTAGAATCATAGACATAACCTACACCCGCATAATTTTTACGAAACGGAGTACCACCCAATCTATGAGTATTAGCATGAGTGTTATAGCTTGTTCTTTTACAATCCGCAGCATTAAAATAATCACGATACCATTCTTCCCAAGATGATTTGCCATCTCGTTCATAATCGGTGTTGTTTTCATCTTTTCCTGTTATTACATGAATAACAACCTTATTGGAATCTAAAATTGCATAGTGTGCCAATTTTCTTTCTCCTTAAAATTCTATATCGCCACTACCAGCAGTAAACGTATAAACTTTATAACCTGTTCGTAAAGTAGTATCTGCTGACTTATCAACAGTTAAGCCTGCCCCAATAGAAGTAATGTCGGCAAAACTACTTGGATAAGCAATTCCTATTAAACCAGAGCCACCTGCCATGCCTCTACCGTTTAAATCTGCGTTATTTACATCCCCTGCCGCTCCGCCTCCACCACCTCCCGTATTAACTGTTCCAGCTTCACCAACAATTTTTGAAGGGGTATTTGTTGCTCCTCTACCACCGCCATGAGTTGCTGTTCCTCCACGGGAATTAGCATTACCACCAGAATGACAATCAGTTCCACCACCACCACCACCGCCTATTTCTAAATCTAAACCTGTTATCGTTTCAGTTTTTCCTGCCCCTCCAGCCCCACCTGTAGCTGGATTAGGGGAGTTAGAAGCCGCAGCACCTGCTGCTGAAGCACCTCCACCACCTCCTGCAACTGTGCGATTACTAATGCCATCTAATCCATTACCACCTGCAAATCCCTCTGGAATTCCATTTAAACTTCCACCTGCATTTCCAGAAGCACCTGTGCCAACTGGAGAAGAACCATCAGCAGAAGCACCACCTCCAGAACCACCTGTGTTTGGAGCATCTCCGCCACCTCCACCAGTATTTCCTGCATTTCCACCTCCTCCACCGCCAGTTGCTACAATATGCACCCCTCATGAAGAGAAGAAAGAATTAAATCCGTTGCCGCCTGTGTTTCCAAAATTTGTAATAGCACCACCTGCACCTACACCAATAGAATAAGTTGTGCTTGCAGTTAATGTTAAAGTAGCCGCCGCAGTAAACATTCTTAGTCCTCCTGCACCTGCTCCACCTCCTGTGTTCCCACCTCCACCTCCTGCTCCCCCTGCTAAAACAAAAATCTCAATTTCTGTTGCTGCACTACCACCAGCATCAACAGTAAAGTTAGTCATTAAAAGTTGATGTACTCCCGTCATAATTTAAGTTCCTGTGACGTATGCGTGTTGAGCCGAAACAAATAAAACTGATGCTATTTTATTTGCACCTAAAGTTATTGTTGCAGTTGATGCAGCCTCTCCAACTTTAAACATTGAAGTAATATTTGAAGAAATAGTTGCCGATGCTCCTGCACAAACCACACTAAATATATCTCCAGTATCAAACGTTCCAGATGCTGTTGGAATTACAACTGTTTGATCAGAAGAGGTTAAAAATATAAAGTTACCTGTATCGGTTTGAGCAGCAGAAACTGTTGTATCTGCAAATGTTCTCGATTTAGGGATATCTCTTAAATTACCATCACCATCAGTTAACGCTGTGCCTTCGACAGTAGCCGCAACAGTTACAGCACCTTTAACATTTAATGTTCCTTGTGCAGAGGCGTTACCTTGAATATGAAACGTGCCTCCTACAGAAACAACACTGTCAAAGATCGCTTCATCACCAAATCTTGAAGTAGATTTAGCAGAGAAATTATCCCCAACAGTTAACGTACCGCTCGTAGATGCTGTATTAAAAGTAAACGAATTACCATCTACCAAAAGAGTTCCTCCAATGGAGGCATTTCCAACAACCCCTAAATTACCTGTGCTATTTGCTGTAGCAAAGTTGAATTCATCAGTTACAGCTAAAGTGCCTGTAATAGAAGCATTACTCTTTACACCTAAAGTGCCTCCGACAGAGACATTTTCAATTACACTAAAATTCTTGGCTACATCTAAATTACCTGTGCTACTTGCTGTAGCAAAAGTAAAAGTGCCCGTGATAGAAGCATTATTAGTTACACCTAACGTAGCTCCGACAGAAACAGCACCGATAACACTTAATGTACCTTCAGAGGAAACATTGCCTTTAACACCTAGTGTAGAACCAGCAGAAACAACACCTTTTATGTTTAAAGTAGAAGCTCCTGATATACCAGAGGTTATTGTAAGTGTTTTAGCAACTGAAACATTGCCTAATGTGCTTATGTCTGCTGTGGTGCCTAAAGTTAAATCTCCGTCTGTGTCTAAAATAACAGATTTGTCAGCTACATAAGTAGCAAATATATCTTTTGTTCCTGACTGAAAATTTACTCTATGAATAGTTCCAGAGGAGGTGTGACTAGAATCAAAAATTGTTGTTCTAGCTAAAGTATTAGCAGAAACAGTTCCTAAACCTACCTCAAAAGCAGACCCATCTGTTGCTGCATAATAACAAGTGTTTGCACTACCAATAGCTGCTGAAAATCTTTGAAAGCCATCAACCGCTCCTACTAAGGTAAAACCAGCAGAACCTGTGGTAGAAGAAGTTTCTCGAACTCTATCTGCTTGAATAAGAGCCATTTTGTTCTCCTATTAAGCAATTCTAATAATCGCACCCGTTGCAGTGGGTGTCGGAAATAAAATACTGAAAGTTCCAGCCGTAGAAGACTTATCTGCACCAAAGTCTAAAACAGCTACTGATGGATTTCCCGTTGCAGTATCGTTATAAATTAAAGCACCCCTAGCTTCTATGGTTGCTGTAGTGAACGAAACATCAGAAAAATCGGTAAAGGCAGTAGTTCCAACCGCAGAGGGTTGTCCTACTGTTCCCCCGTTAGTTAAAGCTGCTCCACCTGCTGAATAAGTTCCTGAAGCACTAACCTCAAAAGAAGTTGAATAAGCCGTAGTAGTAGCGTTTAAAGTAGCCCCACTACTGTATAAAGCTAATCTAAAAGTATTACCAGAGGTTCCAAAGTTGTGTGTTCCCGTCAAAAGTTCTTTCTTAAACGAAGTACACATAAAACTGCCACTAAAAGACATATTAAATTCTCCTTAAAAGGTCTGCTGCGTCTGGATGCCCCCCATTTAAAATAGTTTGGATACAAGTATCCTTTTGAGACTTAGCAGCTTTTTTTAAATAAACAAGTATTTTTGCTCTTAATTTATCTTGAAAAAACTTAGCTTGTTCTTTTATAGCTGGAGGTGATGACTCCGAAATAGATAAAATTTCTGCTACGCAAAGATCAGCTAAATCTTCCATTGGCAAGCCACCAAAGTTGCTTGTTTTTACTATGGGATTAATTACATCCCCTGATTTTAAAGTTAACATTATATCTTATATGGCTCCACAGGGTTATTAATGTTAGGTTTTTCTATTTTATCTTTAATTTCAGAATATTTGTACTTTTTAAACACACCATGTTCGTTCTTCATTACCATTGGGTCTTTTAATCTATGATACCCATACAGTTTTTTCTCTTCGCTAACGTTGTTATCAAGCAGTGAAGAAGTGCCTGAAATTACTACTTTCATGCCTTTATTAGAACATTTAGCTAATAAGTGTTCCGTACAGGCTCTACCTGATTCTGCAAAATGAGAAAAGTTTGTATACGAATAATCCAAGCCATATAAATATAATTCAGAAACATTAGCTGCATAAGCAAAGGCTACAGCATAAGCTGCGGTGTTATTTAAGTAAGTGCTTTTTATAGAGTTTATAACCTCTTCTAAAGGGTATTCAACCAATCCTTTACACCTTTCATCTAACTCACAGGTGTAAATAGGAACTTCATGTTCTCCTAATAAAATGCTTTTCATAATACCTGTTTGAGAACCAGCATCGTCCGTGTCTAAAAACCTACTCGCAGGATCCATCATAAACACCCTGTCGTGAAAGATAATTCCAGACATTGCGTTAATTGCCCACACTTCATCTACGGAGTATGAAAACAGTTGAGAATAAATGTATTGATCGTGACTTTTTCCCATAGCCACTATAGCTACTTTTTTACCCGTTAAATTAGGTACAGTGCTCATGGACCTGGGGACTCTGCCTTGAGTTTGGTTCTGAGCTCTCCATCCCTATACTCATCTCTTCTACGTCTACCTTGTTGCTCTACTCCAAGACCCTGTAAAGCTTCAGCGTAACTCTTTTCAAAAAATTGAAGCATATCAAGAGGTCCTTTTGTGTAACTATACGCCTGTATCAAAACTGCGTAAAACAATGCTTCTGGAGCATTTTTACTAATCCAAGTAGTAGGGTTAGAAGCTGATAACTGAGTAGGACGAGCTATATACCCTAATTGAGTCAAAAAGTTATTGTTAGGGGTAGGTGCTATGTAAAAAGTGTTAGAGTCAAACACAGAATAGTATTTAGGAGATCCTGTATTATTAAAGTTTTTCCAATATTCTTTTAAGAAAGAAGTTTCTCTATGTTCTAAAAACTCTTGTTCAGAAGTAGTTGGAGAGGTAATAATTACATAGCGATGGGTAAGTATGTCGGTAGGAGCAGTTAAAAAGCGATTACCGTTACTCATATTCGCTGTGACTTCCTTTTTAAAAATATCTAAGTCTATTGCTCTGAGTATCTTATTTTCAGCAAAGGTTATGAAAGTGTTTATAACTGAATCTGTAAAAACATTACTATCAATTTCAGTGTAATTTCTAAGATTATTAACTAGTTCATCATAAGTCATGTTGTTGTCACCGTTACCCTTCCAAGTTGAGCTTGTCCAGAAAAATTCTCAGCAAGATTAGCAGGTTGCATACCGTTAGAAGCAAAAGCAGAATCACCAGGTGCTCCAACAAAAACCGTAAGAGGTTCGTTTCTGTCTGGTCTAGGTTGTCTTAACGCAACTGGATCAGCTTTAACATTTAAAGGCTCTAATTGAGGCTCTTTAACCTCATAGTCTTGTGGACAAACCTTAAACCCTTTCCAGTTTTTCTTTAGTTCCTGATAAGGATATCGTCTGCCACAGTAATCGCATAAACCGTAAGAATACTTACCAGAAGCGTAAGCCATTGCTATGACCCCAAATCTGGGACAAAGGAAACACTTGCAGTATCTCTGTCTTCTGACGCAGCTCTTGCAAAATCTTCTTCATAAATAGCCTTTAAAGTTGTTACCCTATCTGGAGCAAACTTTAAAGAAAGCTGATACGCTAAACCCGAAACTATACAAGGTAAAAACCTAAAGTTAACATCTGCTGTGTTTGTATAATCACCTGCGTCTTGTATTCTGCGAATACGATAATACACAAATGTGTAAGCTTTATCTGTAGACGGATACAAGTAAACAGTAGGTGTGTTTGTTCTTTCTACATAAAACTGAGAGGGTCTTGCTTGTGTTGATTTGTCCGGAACATTTAAATATTCTTCCCTACTAATTCTTTCAATAGTGATGTCCGTGTTTGTTCCAGTAGAAGAATCTCTAATCACAGCCGATAAAACATTAACTGTGTCTGTCCCTAAAGTAAAGCTACCTGTATTACTAGTTAAAGATTCACTAGCTTGTTCAATTGTCCAAAGATTTAGTCCACGATTTGCCCAATCTAAAAATAAAATATTTAAAGATCGCCTAGCCGAAGTTAACTGATATCCCGAAGTAGCACGCATACCGCATCTCTCGTATGCTTCTTCTACGATATCATCAATCGATAAATCAAAACTAGTGGATGCAGAGGTAGCCATTTTTTATTTTCTTTTTGGTTTAAACATTTGCCCTTTTTTTTTGTATTCTTTTATATCTGGCTCTCTAAATATTTTTTCTCTAGCCTCGTATAAAACAGGAGCATTTTCTTTTAAAAACTCAGTTACTTTTTTATCTATTCTTTTTAATTTTCTACCACTAGGAGTGTCAGAGTACAAGCCTTCGGTGTTGTATTCTTTTTTACTTTCTCCACTAGAAGGAGAACCACTAGCTCTTCTTACCACACCGCCTTTTTTCTTGTAGCCCATTTTAGCTACTACAATAGGGGCTTTTTTCTTTAGTTTTCTTAAACCTTCTCCTAACTTTCCTTTAGGTATTGGTTTTTTGTTTTTTGTAATAGCCATTTTAGCTCCAATTATTGTTCAGGTTTATCGTCATTATACAGGTTATCAAAGGTTTCTTCAGGATCCATATAACTATCATCTTGCTCTGCACAATGAAGATATTGACTTGGTCTAAAGTCAGGGGCTCCTTCACCAGTAGCCCACAAAGCAGGAGAAGTAACCCTTACTCTGTTATTAGGCAACGCAACCATATTGCCTTGCCATTGTCCGTCTGTTAACACCATAACGTGACTTTGTTTGTGTTGTGCAGGACAGTCTGCGATTTCGCTTTCGGTGTAGTCCACAGTGAAGAGATATCTCGCTGTGTGAAACTCTCCTGCGATTTTTGCAAGCCAAGGGCTTGGTTTACACCTTTCGAGTGATACAATGGAGTGGTGGTGTGACGGACAATCCCACGGTTGTGCGAGGTGGGTTTCCATCCTTTCCGAAAAACCATCCATTGGGATGTCCCCACAAAGTCCTGTGATTGGCATACGAGCCCACATTGCTCCTCCGTGAACATTTTCTTCTTCGGTTCCATCAGTTTCACACCCTGTAAAGATGATTTGGAAGCTAAGACATCGGTCTGGCATCGTTGTAACAGCCACTGCCAATCCGTGAACAAACTCCCCGTGATACTTTTGATGCCCATGTGTAAACTCTTTTCTAATCCAAACTTTCGTGTAAGGAATGTTACTTATAAGATAAGCCATTAAGGCTTCCTAGCCATAACTTTCCCACCTTTGGTCATTCTTTTAACAGGAGCTCCTTTAGTCATCATGCCGCCACCCATCATTTTTTTGACAGAACCGCCCTTAGTCATCATTTTAACAGCACCACCTTTTGACATCATTTCTTTCTTAACCGCACCACCTTTTTTATACATAGGTATGCCTGTTGTGTCTTGAGTGCTTGTTAATTTTTTGTTTCTAGGACCACTTGTAACTGCACCGCCACCTTTAGTAGCTATTCCCATTCCTCTACCAGCCATTATTTTCTCCTTGTTTTTTTCAAAATAGTTTTAACATTGGTGGGTTTTCCACCTGGATTACCTGCACTTCTTTTTCTTTTAACCGCAGACTTAATTTGTCCTTTAGTCATAGTAGCTGCTTTTGCTCTTGGTACACACTTAGGATAAGCCCTTTTGCTTTTTGTTGCAGACTTTCTTCCGCAAGCCTGATACTTTCCCTTTTTCTTAGGAGCACCAATATCTACCCAATCTCCTTTAGAGCCTTTACCAAACCACTCTTTTAAAGACATTATGCGTAACCTCCACCACGCTTTTTGTAGGTTCTAACCAACCAAGCGTTAGCATAAGCCGATGGATATACTTTAAATTTACGCTTTGCTTCAGCTTTTACACGAGCATATAAAGAAGGATTTGTTGGTCTTGGGCTCTTGCTTTTGGATTTAGACTTTTTGATAGCCATACTATTTACCCCCAAAAGATTGATATATCATTATTAAAAAAGCAGTCACGGCACTACTAGCACCTGCTACCCACATTAAAGTTCTCCAACCGCCTTTAGCTTCAGATAAAACTTTGTGTATATCACTAAGAGATTTTTTAATCTCTTCTATGTCGGCTTTCATCTCGTCCATGTCTTTTTGAATATGGTTAATCTCATTAGCTTGAACAGCTACCTCGCTTTTAATGTCACCGCCAAAGATTCGTTGTATATCTTCTTTTTCCATTAGCATTTCCACCTTTTTCTAGCTTGTCTTAAACGGCTATTTGGGTTTTTAGCTGCTTTAGGGAATTTTTTCATCTGACCAGCGGATCTAGCACAAAATGATTTACGTCTTTTAGCATCTTTAGAACCAGGTTTAACCTTGCCTGTAACGGCTGTTTTTAATTTAGAACCAGGGTTGGCTTTACGATAAGCAGCCACCCCTTTCTTAGTCATTCCAGCCCCTGATTTAGTCTTGCGAAAATTGCCAGACTTTACAGAAGTTTTAATGCCCATCCCTTTTGATTTAGAAGGCATAATCTACATCAAGAAGTGCCACCGCCAACATAGTAAAACGTAACGCTTGTAATTTCAGCGGTACTACTATTAGCTAAGTGAATACCATTTTTAAATAAAATTCCATTATCAGGAATAGTTAGGTCTTCCGCAGCACTTGCTCCAGGCGAAGCTATTGTATACCTAGTTGTAGCACCTGCACTGGTTCCATCGCTAAAAGTTAAAGTAGCTCCAGCACTATTGCCATGAACATAGTACAAACCCTGTAATCTGGTTCTACCTGTTATAGCAGTAGCTTGAGCAGTTCCTACGGGCAAGGTATAGGCTTTTACGTCACTAGCAAAGCTCATTATAAATTCCCCTTAAATAGTGTAAAAACCACCAGCAGATACAGGTTGCATATATTCAACCGTAGCTACAGCATCTCCTAAAAGATCAACAGTAGCAGCAGAAGCAGGGAAATATGTAGCAAACACCTGAACACCGCCAGTTCCTACGTTAATAGAAGCTGTTGACATGGCAGAACTTCTAACATTGGTTATAGAAGTAAGACTTGTACTTGCTAAGAAAGTAGCATCTCCTGTAGAAGTTCCAATAGTCATTGCAGCTCCAGCAGAAGCACCTGCTGCTTCAAAAATATTTAAACTCACATTAGTAACTTGAGCACCTGGGGGCAAAGTAGCAACTGTTGTTGTTGCAGTAGCACCTACAACATCTACTCTAGCTGATTGAGCCATTATTACAAAACCTGTGTTTTTTACATCCGTTCCTAAAGTGGTTCCTGTAGTGTCTTTGGTTGGCCCTGCTTTAAGAGGACCTGAAAAGGTAGTAGTACCCATTTAATTCTCCTTGTGTATTAGCACATACATTATATCATCTCTAATAAGTCTGCTAGGTCAGTTGATATAATTTTAACCCTAGAAAACAACAGGGGGCTAA